AGGTGACGGCGGAGTATCAGCGCTTACGGCCGTTGCTGGGGGCGGCGTTGGCGGAGGAGGCCATTCGGGTGGCGCGGGAGAGCACGAGCCAGACGACGGCGATGGACCGCGTGCTGATCGAGACGCTGAAGTGGGCGGCGAGCAAGTCCGCGCCGGCGGAGTATGGCGAGAAGCAGACCGTCCAGCACGAAGGGCAGCAGACGCTACAAGTCAAGGTGCTAGAGGATGACGTGCCGGTGCGGAACGTGAAGGCGTTGCGGGAGGCGGCGGTGACAGCGGTGCTGGAGGCAGCCGCCAATGCGCCGATCCCCATTCCGGCGAGAAGCGGGAGCAGCGAGGAGCTGGACTAGCCGCTCCTTGGCGCGAAACGGGCGTCTGCGGGGCAAACGGGGGCGGGGGGCTATCTGGGTAGCCCTCGGCCCCCGATGGCCGTTTATACGCCAATTTAGGCGCAAACGGCGGGGGGTGGGGTGGTGAGGGGTGGTGCGCGAAGTGTTGGGGGGAGCAAGTCAAGTGCTGGTGAGGGGAGGGGGAAGATGTTAGGGGGAGGGGAGCAAGGAGCAAGTAACACGGAGTGTGAGCACGGAGTGTTCACTAGTTACTTGTTACTATGTTTACATATAGGGGCCAGTAAACAAGTACCAAGTACCTGATCACTTCTGCGCAATATCACACGTTCCTCGTTGCTTTCTGGGGGGTGCAGCAGCTACTGCGGGGGTGCAGCTGGGTGCACCCCTTGCGCTACGAGGTGTATTGTGTTATATTTACACTTGCCGCAATATTCCCGAAAACGGCAGGGCTTCAGGTCCTGTGGCGGCGGATGGGTGGTAGTTTGCTGCCGCGCGGGTGGGGCAACGTAGCATCCCCGCCGCCGCGCCATTGGCTGAACCCGAGTCCGGAGCGTGGGTGGCGGAGAAACCGAAAGAGGTCAGCGTCCGGCTCCACAAGCTGCATCCGGGCCAGCGCCGGATCGCGGACGATCCGACCCGGTTCCGGGTGGTGATGTGCGGGCGGCGGTTCGGCAAGTCGGCGCTGGGGATTCGGCTGGTCTGTGACGCGGTCCTGAAGGGACAGCCGGTGGGCTGGTTTGCGCCGAGCTACAAGCTGGCGCTGGAAGCGTGGCGGGAGTTGACCGACCGGCTGAAGCCGGTGGTCAGCCGGATGAACGAGCAAGACAAGCGGATGGAGCTGGTAACGGGCGGGGTGGTCGAGGTCTGGACCTTGGACAGCCCGGACCCGGCCCGTGGTCGTAAGTACGCGCTGGTGGTCATCGACGAGGCCGGCATTGCCAAGGACCTGCTGGACGTGTGGCAGGCGGCCATCCGGCCGACGCTGGTAGACTTTGGCGGGCGGGCGCTGATCTTAGGGACCCCGAAGGGGCGGCGGCACGGGTTCGTGTCGCTGTTTACCCGGGGGCTCTCGGAGGACCCGGACTGGGAGAGCTTCCGAGCCAGCACGCTGGATAACCCGTACATCCCCGAGGCCGAGGTCGAAGCGGCCCGCCGGGAACTCCCGCCGGAGATTTTCCAGCAGGAGTTTGAGGGCATCCCGACCGACGACGGCGCCAACCCCTTTGGCTTGGACGCCATCCGGAAGGCGGTGGGCGAGGTCGGGGAGCAGAAGCCGGTGGTCTTCGGGGTGGACTTGGCGCGATCGACGGACTACACCGTGGTCTGTGGGTTAGATGCCTGGCGGCGGGTCGTGGTGCTGGAGCGGTGGCAGGCCCCGTGGGCCGAGACGAAGCAGCGGGTGTTTGACCTGACGAAAGGCGTGCCCGTGGTGGCGGATGCCACCGGAGTGGGCGACGCGATCGTGTCGGACCTGCAGCAGATGGGCGCGGATGTCACCCCGCACGTCTTCACTCAGCCCTCCAAGCTCCGGCTGATGCAGCGGCTGATTGCGGCGTTTCAGGGCCACGAGTTGACCATCCCCGAGGGGTGGATGCCGGTCGAGCTGGAGACGTTTGAGTTCAGCTACACGGCCACCGGGGTCAAGTACGAAGCGCCGAAGGGCTACCACGACGACGGCGTGATGGCGCTGGGGCTGGCGCTGTATGGCTGGGACCGGGTGCAGATGGTGGTCCCGGACCCGTATGTGAAGCCGGCTATCTTTGGCAATGATCCGATGCTCCACCCGGAGCGTCCCGCCACGACGTTGATTGGCGACTTCTCTTCTCAACTGCCCGCTGAGGGCTGGTAACGGAATTCGGTATGGCAAACAAGAAGCGGTTCATGGACGCCGTGGCCGAGAAGGTCGGCGGCAAGCGGATGCCGATGATGCGGCGCAAGGGCGGCAAGCCCGGGGTGGCGGTGATGATTGCCATTGGCGCGCCGAAGCCCAAGCCGATGATGGGCGAGGACAAGGCGGACGAGATGGACGGCGAGGAGAAAGAGGGCATGAAGATGTCCAAGGCCGACCGCATCGCCGCGCTCCAGGAGAAGATTGCCTCGCTCAAGGCGGAACTCGCGCTCCTCGAAGACGAGGACGAGATGGATGACGAAGCTGAGATGGACGAGGGGTCCGAGTCTGAGGACGAGGACTAAGTCGTGGCATCGCCAGCCTGGCAGCGCGCCGAGGGCAAGAACCCCGAAGGGGGCCTGAACGAGAAGGGTCGGGCTAGCCTGCGTGCGGAAGGGCGGGACATCAAGCGGCCGGTGAAGGCAGCAGAAGCGAAGCGGTCCCCGAAGGCGGCCAAGCGCCGCGCGGCCTTCTGCCGCAGGATGAAGGGCATGAAGGCAAAACTTACCAGCGCCGAGACGGCCAACGATCCGAACTCGCGCATCAACAAAAGCCTCCGGGCTTGGGATTGTAACTAATGGCAGCGACGCTCCTCAAGACCAACAGCGTGACCGTGGCCGCGCAGGATAATGCCGCCTCGGTGGCGGGCCTGCCCTCGCCCGGCTTTGTGGCCGTGCAGGTGACGGGCACCTTTAGCGCGACCATCACGTTCGAGGCGTCGGTGGACGGCACGAACTACGTCGCCTTCAACATGACGCCGTCCAACTCGGGCACGGATGCGTCCACGGCCACGGCCGCTGGCGCGTTCACCAAGGCGACGGGCGCGTACAGTGCGTTCCGGGCGCGGTGCTCGACGTACAGCAGCGGCTCGCCGGTCGTGACCATTCGGTACGCCGCGCAGTAATGCTGATGCACCTGCTGTGGGCGGCGGTGGTCGTCTACGCGGTCTACACGGTCGCGGATGTGGCACGACTGTTTGCGCCGGTGCGGGCGGAGACGACGCTCCCGCCGCCGCCGGTGGAAGTGCCGGAAGATCTGGTGGCCGTGGCGAATCAGGAGCGGGAAAGCTGGGCGCAAGAGGAAGTGCTCCGGGTCATTCGGGAACGCTACGAAGACCTCAAGGACTGGAACCGGGTTCGCGCTGCGTTTGGCGTGGGCCGCATCGAGTAGCGTATGACCATTCCCTATATGGACGAACTGTTGGGCGATGCGTTCGAGCGGGCGATGGCGGGGTTCAGCAATAACCCGGCCTCCCCGAACGAGCAGGTCGCGCCCAACCCGCCGGGCGACACGGGGCAGACCCCGGCCGAGGATTTCTCGGCGCTGCAGCGGGCGCTGTATGGGGCCGACTACCCCGGTGCGGACCCGAACACGACCGAGGATATGGCGGCGTGGGCGAGCTGGACGCGGGGCTTGTGGGAGTCGCGGCGCGAAGCGGTGCAGATGCACCTGCACCTGGTGGAGCGGAACCGGCTCTTCCGGGCCGGCCAGCAGTGGATTTCGGCCAACGGGCTGGGGCCGTGGCGAGAGCCGGCGCGCCCCCGGGATGCCGCCCGCGTCGTGTATAACATGATCGACAAGGCGCTCGACCAGCGCCTGCAGATTCTCGTGGACCAGCGCCCCGGCTTCTCGGTGTCGCCCACCACGCAGGACCCGGACGACAAGCGGAAGGCGCAGGCACAGCAGCTCGCGCTGGAGTACCAGCACGACCAGCAGCAGATGCCGCGTCTCTCGCGCGAGGCCGCCTTCTGGGCGCAGACGGACGGCGTCAGCTTCTGGCATATGTTCTGGGACCCGGATCGTGGGCCGTGGGACGAGCGGCTGGGCGAAATGCCGGGCCAGAAGAAGCCGCTGGGCGACATCGGCTGCCAGACGCTCCGCGTCGAGCAGGTCCGAGTCAGCCCAAACACCACGGCGACGCAGGCCCCGCAGTGGGTGGTGATCCGCGAGGTCATCAGCCGGTCGGAGGCCGCGTTCCGCTACGGCGTGACGGGGCTGGATGCGGCGGACACGACCCTGATGACGGGCAACCAGCCGGCCTACGCCGGGTCTGAGGGCATCGGCGCGTGGGTGCTGACGCAGACCACGATTGGCGAGGGCCAGCGGCTCCGCGATGAGGATGTGACCGAGCGGTTCACGGTGTATCTCGCCCCCCACGCGGACGCGCTTCCCGAGGGGCTGCAGCTCATCGTGGTCGGGGACACCGTGGTCTTCGGGCCGGCCCCGCTCCTCTGGAACGCGATTCCTGTGGTCGCGGTGCGGGATGGGTCGAGCGACCCGTCCTACTACCCGCGCCCCGTGATGGAGCAGTGGATTGACCACCAGATGCGCGTCAACGCGCTGCTGTCCAAGTGGGTCGAGAATATCCGGGTCAATGCGGGCGGCCGGTTCCTGACCCGTCCCAACGCCATCGCCAACGAGACGTTTATGGGCGGCGTCACCTCGATGATCGAGATTCGAGGGGCGGGGCCGATGACCGAGTCCATCCAGCCGGTGCAAGGCTTCTCGGTCGGCAATGATGTGAAGGAAGCGCTGGCGCTGGAGAAGACGGCCTTCGAGGATGCGTCGGGCTGGAACGCGGTCAGCCGAGGGCAGGTTACGGGCGAGTCGGGCCGAGCCATCATCGCCAGCCGCGAGCAGCTGGAGCGGGTGTTTAGCCCCGCCGTGAACGCGCTGGCGCAGGCGTACACCGACTGGTGCAAGGTGTCGATGGCCGCGATGGCGTGGGGCTACGATGTCCCGCGTGCGCTGGGCGCGGTCGGCAAGGG